TTGATATTCTATATATTATTTTATAGAATAGTACTTATCTTTTTATCTCTAATCTCTTCTTTTGTAGAGATATCTTTATATCTTAAATTCCAGGTTACTGCAAATGTTTTTACATTTAACCACTTAACCAAGGAAAAAATAGCTATAGAACCATATTCAGTCTGACTATCTAAAAATTCTTCTAATTCTTTGTCCGAATTAAATGAAACCATATCACAACTATAATTTGTAGATACTAATTGATTTCCCTCAACTTGAACTAATTGAAAAACTGGTCCTTTAACAACCATTTTGACCTTTTTTCTGAAGATATCGAAATAGTTACCGAACCATATATCAGGGTGTACAGTAGCCATTTCAACATTGGAGTTATCACCACCACCCATTCTAATACAATTATCATATAAAATTTTTAATGAAGATACATCCAAACTATCATTAAAATAGAATTGAGGATCATATTTCTCCATTTTAGAGAATAAACTTACATCAAATGACATATTAAATATTAATTTTTTCTACTTGAATTCCAGAACTTATCAAAAAGTTAACTCCTTCAAGATCTTTGTAATCCTCTATATATACTACTCTTTGAATACCTGACTGTAGAATTGATTTAGAGCAGTCCTTGCAAGGTGAATGAGTTAGGTATAGTGTAGCACCATCACAAGAGTGACCCCATCTAGCACACTTTAATATCGCATTTGATTCAGCGTGTATCGTATACCAATGTGTTTCCCAATTATCATTCTCGCAACAATTATCGTATCCAGATGGAGTTCCATTATAACCATCAGATATAATCATTCCATTTTTAACAATTAGTGCTCCAACTTTTTTTCTTTCACAGTGTGAAAGTTCTGACCACTCTTTTGCCATTTTTAAATAGGCAATATCATATTTTAATTGTTTATCACTCATACTAAGCAGTTGATTTAATTTTTTATCTCTTTCTTCTTTTTTTCTCTCAGGGTTGAAAATTTTATCCATCGCACTTGATACCGCAGAAGATGTTATAATCCAGTTTGATCCAGATTGTCTTGACTTCATATTAATAATATTAGAAGCCTTTTTTATTTTATCGAGTAATTGCCTATCAAGCTTTCTCATTCTACAGACCAGTCTTTTGGTAAAAATTTACAATCATTATTTTCAATAAAATGTTTTCTCCAGGAAGTCATAAATCCTTTAATATCATCAATTTTAGAAACTACTATTTCACCATGTGTCTTGTTAGAGTATTTAACCTCTATATTAAGTAGTTTCTGTAATCTCGATTTATGTAGTTTTTTAATACCTAAAATATCTTTTATTTGATTTTTAATTTCAACCTTTCTATTTTCAGGCATTACACTTTCAAAGTTTATTAGAGAATTGGCTAACTTTCTTGCCTTGATAATATCTTTATTATCAACTATTTCTCCATTTATTGGAGATTGATATGTTAATGATAATTGAATTTTATAATTGTCTGCCTTTCTTTCATACTTATCGTGACAATGTACACAAACCGAAAGAACATCGTGGAAATTATGAGATTTTATCTCAAGTGGAAAATACTTTCTATAACAATGTGGAACAACGTGATGCCTGGTTAAAAACTCATTGGTACCACAGACCACACAGATATTTAACATCTCTGTTAATCCGTAACTTCTTTGGTGATTACCCAATCCATTAGGTGTAAAATTAAGCTTTACAATCTTAGGATCATTATTAATAATATCACCTAGATTTCTTTTAACATACCACATTGCTTTCTTCTCATCACATCTAAACATGAGAATTCCATCTGGAGATTGTACCTGCCAGTTACCGTATATTTTACGGTCCTTTGGTATGACTCCACCAAAGATTGCCATAATTAAGCTCTTTCTACTTGGAAGAAGTCTAACTCAACCATAGTTGGTCTACTGAAGATGAGAACTTCAACTTTCAATTTCTTCTTATCCTCATCAATGCTGTGTACATTACCTTTAAATGTACTGAATGCACCATCGATAACTTTAACCTCTTCTCCAATTGAAAACAAAGTAGTATCAGGTGTTAAACTATCATTAGTTTCTTGATCATTAAGCATTCTCTTAACTTCCCATTCTTGTAGTGGTGAAACATCTCCACTTTTGGTTCTAACAAATCCAGCAGAACCTCTGATTCCTTTTAAGAAGTTATTTACTTCACCAACATGTGATGTTTGAATAAACAGATATCCTGGATATAAAATTCTTTCCTTAGCAATTTTTTTACCATTTTTCACACTGAATACTTTTTCAGTGGGTATAATTGTTCTACCTAGAATATCAGTTAAACCTTCTCTAGTTAGTTCTAAACCTAATTTCTCTAAAACAGATTTTTCTCTGTTATTTTGAGTACGGATAGCGTACCAATTCATTTGTTCTGCCATATTATTTAACTTTTGTTTTATAAAATTTCAATTCTTCTTCGATAAAGTCTGGGTATTTATCAATCAAAAAATTCAAGTCATCTTCTTTATTGAGTTGTAACTTTGTCATCAATAAATTAAAGTCTTTACTATCTAGAGATGATTTGTCAACTTTACCACTTTTACTCCAAAACCAATTAGGATATGGTTTATCTAACATAAAATAGTACCACAGATCTAAACTGGATGATTTATCAACATTTTTATTATTTAAAAATTGAGCATTTGTTGGATATTTTTTTGAAAAATATCTATTGAAGATAAAAAAGAACTTTTCTTTATCCTCAATAGATATGTTTTTCCAATCTTTTTTATTTCTAAAAAGAGCGTTAGCTACATCAATTAGTTCAGCCATTTTAAATATTACTATAAACTTGATTCATATTATTAACAATTTCATCTGGAAAGTTGTGCACTCTTAGATCTATTAACTTCATATTTTGGTTGATCTTATCAACTATATGATCTATATTAGTCTTAGATATCTTCTTCTTTTCACAAATAATATCAGCAATATTTTCAAATAAATCTGGATCTTGTAAAGAAGGATCACCAAATTCTGATAAATATGTTTCATAAATAGATTGAGCTCCCTTAGCACCAATTCCTCTAATTTTACCAGACTTTGTACTGTGATATACAGATTGAATATTATCACTAATATCACCTGATATTACTTTTATCAACAATGATTGAATACTATTAATCTCATTAAGATTATACTTATTAATAAATCTGTTCATAAGATTAATAAACTCTTGATTATCATTTAAATCGAAAATATCATTATTATTTTTATTTCCAACCTTATTCAAAAAAATTTGATAATTACTAGGTAAGAATATCTTTTCTTGATTATACATTTCATTACTCATGAAATTTATCCATTCTGCATCTAAATCAAATCTAATTAGTTGCTTAATATCATAATCATTTGATACTATAAAATTAGACTGTCCTTTTTCATTATTCTTCTGAACTAAAAATGATATCCAATCATCACCTTCAATTCTTGGACTTTCTAAAAGTTTAACACCTCTTAGTGATGATTTAAATTCATCATAAGCCTTATAAACAAATCCCCAATCAATATCTGAATCTTTTTTTCTAGTTGCCTTATAGCTTGAGTTTAAATTCTTTCTCCAGGATTTCTCTTTAGAGTCTGATACAACATAAATATTACAAAAAGGATACATCTTTTTATAATTACCAATAGAATTCTCTAATGATTGTGTTAGTGCACCATAAAGTAAATTATTTTTATGTAGAGTAAAAACTAGTCTCGAAAGTATGTAATTTCCATCAATTATACAGTTTAATAACATTAAAAATTATTATTTTTTATTTATAGTTAGTAAGTTGAACTTAGTTGAAGATTGTAAAATCACATTTTAATATATAATGATATGTCTAAGATACGTAAGTATAATAAATTTAATGAAGAGGCTGAACTTAATCTAAAAGAACTTGGTAAAACAAGAGATGGTGAGTTTAGAGGTAATATTTTAGTTCAAAAACTAAAAGATCATCAAATACTATCGACTAGTAATAACAAAAATGTAGTTGTTGATAAGATGAAAGATGATGGTGAATGGGTTGAGCCAGAAGATGCTATAGACAATATAACAGATCCAGATGGAAACTACGATATAGATAAAGCTAATTCTTACTTTAAAAGAGGAAATAGATTCATTAAAGTTTTTAAAGATGAAGATGAAGATGAGTATCAATTAAATCAATTTAAAAAAACTAAAGAATTTGGATCAAAAGGAGCTGGTAGATTAATTAGAGAATTTGAATCAATTCAGTGCATATTTTTAGGAGTAAAGCAAGCTTTCCCTGATCAACTTATAACAACCGCCAATATATTTAGATTTTTTAGAAGATATATTGAACTTTTGAATAGTAATGAACCATTAGTTAAATTAAATTCTAATGTTAAAATTACTGAAGAACTATTAGAAGATTTTCTTCAAGATAAAAACTGGCTATCGACATTTTACAGAATACCGAATAAATTATGGTCGACTAGATATAACTTTATAGATCGAGATGAGAAATACTTGATATATCATGTTGGTAATAAAGATGTGGATTCTATTTATGTAGTAATAGCTAATCAATTTAAAAAGCTATCAATATCAGGTGGTTTTAGAGATATCAACATAACAAAGTGGTGTCCAGCGGATGTATATATGATATCTGTGAAGTATAAAAGTCAGATTATAAGGGAAATTAATTCTACGAAAAATATATCTGAGTTAAATGCTATTGTTGATAAATTTTTCGATGAGAAAAAATTAATTCCAGTATCACTAAAGAAAATTGATAAAAGATCTGACTTCAAGATAATTACAAACAGAGAGGTTGAAAAAGAACTACCAGAATTTGAGATGTCTACACTAATGGTTAATAGTAATCCTCTTAAAGGTATTGGATCTAAAATATCAACATTCTCTACCTGGAAATACAGAAATAATAAAGATGTAGATCATAAATCGAGAATTTTAAATTTAGATTCATCTGATACTTCTAAAAAACAAGATATTGATGGTGAGGTTGAAGGATCATCATCTAGACACGGTAAAATATCATTTAAGGCAATAAAGAGGATAATTGATTCTTATAAAGATCAAGTATCTTTTACTCCTATTCAATCAACAAGTGAATTATCTGATTTAGATATTTCTGAATTAGAAGAAACAGCATCCGAACTAAAAACTGAAATAGATGAAATATCTCCAGATAAATTATTACTAAACACATCATCTAATCGTTCAAGCGATATATCTGGAAATGAGAAAAAATTAATTTCAAAAGTGCAGTCTCTTCAAATTGTACTAGCAATGTCTCAAATACATGGTCAAGATCCAACTATCGCCAATAGTATAATCACAAAGATTATGAGATATGCTCTTTCTATTCAAACCGATAAATTTGATACTCCAAGGTATTTAAGAATTATTTAGGCCAGAATTTTCCTAAATTATTATCATTATCTTCTAAATTATCATTTAGAATCTTATCTATCTTATGTTGTCTTTTAACAGCCTGTGGAATTTCTTCAGACCAATCTACTAATCCGTTTTCCATTCTTTCATAAGAGATATAATCTTCGTCATGATAGTAAGAAAAATATATCTCATTCTCATAGTCCCAGTAGTCCCACCAGTCAAAATATCCACTATCTTCTAATATTTCTCTTTGATTATGATTCATCATCTTAATATTTGTTGCAATTGTATATCTCTATAAAGTGAATTAAAAGTTTCTCGTATATCATCTCTTTTAATATCATAATACTGTTTATTAGTATAGTAATCCCAAGATTTATTTTGAACCTCCTTATTCACACTATTGTATATATCTTTGACCAACTCTATACAATTTTCTTTTTTACAATAATCAATTAAATTACCGATAAAATCGAATTCTATTTTTTGAAAACCATCATAAAATTGAGTTTTTGAATAATTTTTTAAATAGTTTTTAATATTAACTTCGTTATAATCTCTTGTATCTTGTCCTGGATCTGCAAATAACGGTGATATAAAGTAAAATTTATAGTCTGTTTTTTGAAGGTTTTTTACAAATTTTAAAATGTCTCTACTGTTTCTTAAATCTAAGAATATATTTACTTCGTTATCACTTATAATATCAAATACTGGAAGCCAGGCAATATTCCACACAAAGCCTCTATTTTTAGAAACCTTCCATTCTCCAGTCTTTGGTATGATACTATTTAAGTCCATTTTCTTTTAAAATCTTAAATAAGAGAACTCTGTCTTTTTCTCTGGTTCCTAAAGACTCTCTCTTAGGTTTTTTATCTCTATAATAAGTAGATTTTCTATTTGGTGAATATTTAGAGCCATATCTGGACTCATATCCATTTGTTGTGTGACTTTTATAAAAATTTGAATCTTGACTACCTATTTCATCAGACCAAATATGATCTTTTAATTTATCACCATTAGGCGTGGAGAATCCCCACCATCTGTTAGATGAAAACTTTTTAAGTCTTCTCTTAACAACGATTTCCATTTTATATCTCCTCCACTGTCTGGTTCTCATAACAGACAAATATAGAAAAATTATATTAACTTTTCAAGTTTATAATTTCTTTGCAATGATTTTATGTAAGCATCACAAACAGGAACATCTATTTCCTCTGATGAAATATTATCTAGTTCTAATTTTACTTCTAATATTTTTGAATCATTGTGTGAAAACTTTATTTCAGAATTAATAAATTTTACCGAAATCAAGAACTGATTTAAAATATTTCCAGATTTATCATGTGTAACATGAATTACATACTTTATATCTTTTAGAAAATTATCAAAATTTAAATGTTTAAAATGAGATGTATCAACTAGAAAACTAATATTAATTTTATTTTTATCAATAGTATTGACATATGATAGTTCATAAGTTAATTCTTTCATATGATAATTCTCTGTTACTAATACGAATTCAAAAAGGTGTGAATAAATGGGTTCCACATTCTTCAAAGGCATACTTTTCATTCCAAAATAAGGTAAAGGCATTAGTTCAATATTTGATTTTTTCTAAGTTCTGAATTTTTACCAAACCATATATCTAAATACTCATCTGATAATTCATCCTTGGTAATTTTTGTTAACTTAGGACTATTTATTATCTCCTGGTACTCATCATCAACAAGAGCAGCAAGACCCTTTTTGTATTTAATTTCCCAAAGTTTTAAATCTTCTTTTTGAGACCACTCATTGTATTCTGTTTGTGAATAGAATAATAGTTTCTTTTTAGATTTCTTATTAATTGTCACTACGATAGGTGTTTCAACTTTATAGACCATATTTCTATCAAATAGATTCGGCCAATATTTATTAAAAAAGTTCAATAATAAACCAGCAATAGAATTACCATCAACATCAGCATCTACATAGAATAATATTCTACCATATCTTAGATCTTTTAAATCCGGTTCTTGTCCTAATTTAAGTCCTAACGCGGCCATTAAATTAACAACTTCATTATTCTGAACTAACTTTTGATTAGTCAATTCAGATACATTTGTAAATTTACCTTTAAGTGCAAAAGCTCCCATAAATTGTGGATCTCTATATTTCCTAAAAGCTGAGATAGCTGAATCACCTTCAAAAATACCCATAGAGCACTTCCATCTATCTTTATTCTTGGCATCAATTAACTTTTCAACTTTAAGCTTAGATAGATTTTTATTTAACTCTCTGGCTAATTTACTATCATCCGCATTTTTCTTCTGTTTAACCCAGTCTAATATAGACTCAACAATTTCTGATTTTAAAATGGATTTAATCATTTTATCTGGAACTTGGTAAGTATATCCAAAATCCTTTACTTCAGTAATTAGTTTCTCTTTTGTCTGAGATGAAAAGCTTGGGTTAACAACTGTTGAATTTATAAAAATAGATAAGTGATTTTTTAATTCAGATGGCTTTACATCAACTTTATGTTTCTTTTGAAAGAATTCTCTCATCTCAGAGATGATCTGATTTAAAATATATTCAACATGTGTTCCACCGTCATAAGTATCTGTTGTATTTACAAAAGAAACTTGGTGGAATCCGTCATCAGTAGATGACACTGCAATTGACCAAGATTTATCTTTATTACTTTCAAAAAAGTAAGAATCTTTATAGAATTTAATGTAATCCTCGAAAGATTTTATTGATATTAACTCACCATTAAAATAAACTTTAATACCTGGATTACATCCAGCGATATCAATAACTCTTTTTTGAATCATTTTAAAGTGTGACTCATCAATTTCAGTTAGTCCAAATTTTTCATAATCTGGTGTAAAGTATATCTCTGTAAAGTTTTTAGATGATTTAGATATTTTTGGTTCTAATCTTTCTCTCATATTATTTTTAAATGTCTGAGTAAATAGATTTTTACCATCTCCTGTGCTAATTGAAAATTCACTTGAATAAATGTTAGTAAGTGTTGATCCAACACCATTTGTGCCTGCTCCTGTTCTACTCTCATCATCATTAAAATTAGAACCAGCTTTAAGATTTGAAAATATCATCTCTGGAATCCACTCATTGTGTTCGACGTGCTTAACTACTGGAATTCCACCATTATCCCACACAGAAATGATCTTATTATCTAATATATTTACTTTGATAGTATTTAACTTTGAACCTTCTCTTTTGTGCTCATCAACTGAATTTGTTATAATTTCATCAAATATTTTGAGAAATCCTGGATTATATGTTACTTCTTTTTGAATCATTTTACCACTTTCAAAAAGGTATTTCTTAGATGTGTGTGGTTTAATAGAACCAACATACATACCTGGTCTAGCAAGTACGTGTGATATGTCATCTAATTTTCTAAATTTTTTCTCTAAGCTCATAATAGTTATATATATGTATGTTTTTAAACGATGTTTTTAAACAAATCAAATTTTACGGTTATATATACTGAATAAAAATTTCAAAATTAGATGTTTCAAAAATCAATAACAGAATTCTTATCTAATGAGTATAAAGAATTTGCACTTTATTCCATTGAAGGTAGAGCAATACCATCAGTAATTGATGGATTTAAGCCTACACAAAGAAAGATTATACATATTTCCAATTTAGTTTGGAAAACAGGATCTGAGAAGAATCTTAAAGTTTTTCAATTATCTGGTAAAGTTGCATCTGATGCATTCTATCATCACGGTGATATGTCACTATCAAATGCTATTATTAATTTGGCCCAAAAATTTAAAAATAATGCACCTTTACTAGAAGAAGATGGTCAATTTGGTTCTCTTAGATCACCTCAAGCAGGTGCACCAAGATATATTGGTACTAAATTAAGTGCTAATTTTAGGTTAATTTATAAAGACTTTGAACTATTAGAATATAAAGAAGAAGAAGGTGAGATAATAGAACCAAAATATTTCTTACCTATTATACCAACTGTCTTAATTAATGGTGGTTCGGGTATTGCCGTTGGATTCGCATCTAATATATTAAACAGAGATATTAAAGAAATTATAGATGTATGTGTTAAATATCTTAATGGTAAAAAAATAACAACGGTGAAACCATCTCTAATAGGTTTTACCGGTACTTACACACAAGATACTGAAAATAATAAAAAGTGGTACATAAGAGGAAAGTTTGAAAGAGTTAACTCATCTACAGTTAAGATTACTGAGCTTCCACCGTCAATGACATATGAAAAATATGAAGAGATACTTGATAAATTAGTTGAGAATAAAGATATTGTATCCTATGAGGATAATTGTAAAGACAATATAGACTATACAATTAAATTTACAAGAGTTGGATTAGAAATTTTAAGTGATGATAAACTATTCAATTTACTAAAATTAGTAGAGTCTGAAACTGAAAATTTTAATACTCTTGATGAGTATGGTAAATTAAAAATATTTGAAAGTGTTGATGATATCATACAGTATTTTGTAGACTTTAGATTAAAGTACTATCAAGTTAGGAAAGATCATCAGTTAGATAAAATGCAACACGAGCTTAAAGTATTAGGCAATCGTGGTAAATTTATCAAAGCTATTTTAGATGGTAAAATAGTAGTTAATAATAAATCAAAAGATGAAATTGTATCTCAGATTGAGTCAATTTCTATTGAGATGATAGATGGGTCTTATGATTATCTTTTAAGAATGCCTATTTACTCTTTAACAAAAGAGATGTTTGAGAAGTTGAAAGAAGATTTTTCAAATAAAAAGGATGAAATTGAGAAACTCAAACTAGTTGATCCGAAAGATATGTATTTAGAAGATTTATCAGAGTTAAAAAAGAAGGTAAAATGAAATTTATTCCAGAATTTATAATGTCAATAGATTGGTATGACAATCAAAATCTGAAAAGATTCAATCATATTGTCTACAAAAAAGATGATAATGTGGTTATACTTATTGACGATTCTGAAAAAATTAATGATGTATCAAAAATGCCTCATTACATACAGGAAGATTATTTAAAATATAACTCAAGAGAAATAGAGGAAGTAGATATAAATACTTTAATTAGAAAGTTAGAATGGTGGTGTGGAATGGGTAATGATGAAACTGGTGGTCAAATGCCAAGTTCAGAGAAGTATGAAGAATACATGGGTAAGATTCAAATTCTTAAAAATATTAAAAGAGATATCAAGATAAAAAAATTGTTATCTTAATTTTTATGCTTATATTTGATTCTTAAAATCATAAATAATGTTCGAATCAACACCAACTGTTAAAAAGTTTTTTTACATCAATCTAATTGCTTTTGCATTCTCACTACTTTTTACCAATTTTATACTTGGTAATTTTGCTCTTTGGAGTTTTAAAGGTGATAATTTTCAAATATGGCAACTTATTACACACCAATTCTTACATGGTGGTTTTTTACACATTATTTTCAACATGTTAGCACTTCTTAGTTTAGGTGGTCATGTTGAGAGTTTTCTTGGTGAAAAGAAATTCACCTATTTTTATCTACTAAGTGGAGCCTTCGCTGGTATATTTCATATACTACTAACATCAAATGTTTCTATTCCAATGGTTGGTGCGTCTGGATCTATTTTTGCAATATTTGCCTTTTTTGGACTTGCTTATCCTAATGAAAAACTATACGCATTTTTTATTCCAATTGGTATTAAAGCCAAAAACCTATTATTCGGACTAATTGGTTTAGAAGTTATATTGGCATTGTTATCAACAGGTGATGGTATTGGTCACTGGGCACATATTGGTGGTGCTATTGCAGGTATCTCTTTTTATTACATTAATAAAAAGTATCTTAAAAATATATACTAAGTGAAACCTCTAATAATTTTAGATATAGATGAAACATTAATTCATACCGAGAGTGTTCCTTTAGAATATGAGAAGCATTATGATTATGACTTTAAATTCAAGGGTTTAGGTAAATCATTCTACTACACTAAAAAAAGACCATTTCTTGACCAGTTTTTGAATTATGTTTTTGAAAGTTTTGATGTTGCAATATGGACAGCAGCTGGTGAGGATTACGCTTTAGAAATTTTAAAAGGTATTAATATTGATAAGTCTAAGTTAAAGTTCTTTTACACTCAAGAAAACTGTACTATTAAACTTAGTTATGATTATTCAGATTATTATGGTGTAAAAAACCTAAATAAATTAAAGAAAAAAGGATACAATTTAGATAAAGTTCTAATCGTAGATGATAAATCTGAGACTGCTGTAAACAACTATGGTAATCTAATACAGGTAAAACCTTTTACAGACGATTTAGATGATACAGAACTACTTAAATTAATTTCATACTTAGAAACTATTAAAG